TTTAAGAACCGCTTATACTAAGAAGCCCCCTAAGGGGCTTCTATTGATAAGCGAGGCTCCGCCGAGCGGAGCTAAGCGACGCTCGGCTCTTAGGGAGCCTCGCTAATAGGGGCTCCGTTGACTGCTGCTGAAGCAAAGAAGAAAATCCTCGAATTGCTCCGAAAAGGTTCAACTGTTCGGTCAGCAATGAATGAGGTTGGTAAGTCTGAAAAGACTTACGAGTATTATATGCACTCAGACCCGGAATTCAATAGGTCTGTCAAGCAGATTAGGGATCTGCTTGCCGGTGTTGAGAATCGGACCTCGGTGCCGAATTTCCCGGCATTCTCGGAAAAGTATTTCGGAATGAGGCTTTTCCGTCATCAGCTTCAGTGGGTCGATCTCCTGAATGGAGATGACCCTCGGGATCTGCACCCATCTCAGGTGTTCGAGAAGAACAGCCCTCGGCTGGTCTGTGTGAACACTCCGCCTTTCCACGCGAAGTCCATGACCATCACGATCAACTACGTGACGTGGCGGATAGTGCAGAACCCGAACGTGCGCATCATCATCGTCTCCAAAACGGCGACGATGGCCAAGAAGTTCCTGAAGGCGGTCAGCGACCGCCTCTCATCGGAGAACCGCCAGTTCTCCGAACTGAAGCACGACTTCGCCCCGATTGACGGCTTCGAGGGCAATGGGGCTCAGTGGCGCCAGGACATGATCTACCTGAACCCGGATCTGAGGAACCGTGGCGAGAAGGACCCGACGCTCGAGGCCCTGGGTATCGGTCAGCAGATCTACGGTGCTCGTGCTGACCTCATCATCATCGACGATGCCGTGACGACTACGAACTCTCACGAGTTCGAGAAGCAGATCGACTGGATTCAGAACGAGGTCCTGTCCCGGCTCGAACGTGGCGGACTGTGTCTCCTCGTCGGTACTCGTCTGGTGGCTCAGGATCTCTACTCGGAGATCCGCAAGCCGGTCTACTACGCCAACGGTCAGAGTCCGTGGACGTACCTGACCCAACCTGCCGTGCTCGAGTATGCAGTCGATCCGAAAGACTGGGTCACCCTATGGCCGGAGACGAACGTCGAGCCGATGGACTTCGGCCAGGGCATACCGCCTCCGAACGAAGATGGCATGTGGCCCATGTGGGACGGACTGGCCCTCTCGGAAGTTCGAGACGGTATGTCCGCAGAGAACTGGGCCCGTGTCTACATGCAGGCGCAGATCTCGGATTCCATGACCTTCACGCAGGCGATGATAGAAGGATGCACCAATGACCTACGAGTTCCCGGTCCTATGGTTGAGGGAAGACGAGGCCACCGCCCTGAAGGAATGGCTGGGCTCTACGTCATTGCCGGACTCGATCCGGCTCCTACCAACTACACCGCTGCCGTCGTCCTCGGTGTGGACAGGACGACGGGTAGACGTTACGTCCTGGACGTCTGGAACAAGCACGGAGCACTTCCCTCTGAGGTGCGAGATCTTATCAAAGCCTGGACGGTTCGCTACGGCATCCTCGAGTGGCGCATCGAAGAGAACGGACTGAACAAGTACATCTCCCAGGACGAAGAGATCTTGCGCTGGTGTCGCTCCCGAGGAACCGGAGTCTTCGGACACCTGACCAACCAGAACAAGTGGGACCCACAGTTCGGTGTAGCGACTCTCGCCAACCTGTTCCTGGGCGCCGAGCGAGGAATATCGATGATCGAGCTTCCTCACCGAAAGAACCACCCCGGCATGCAGGCCCTGGTCGAGCAATTACTCTCGTGGTATCCGACTCCCGGAACTAAGAACATGCCCACTCAGGACACCGTGATGGCCCTCTGGTTTGCAGACCTGAGGGCACGCAACATCGCAGACGAGTGGGATCAGACGACCCATCTTGAGTCAGACTACCGTTCTGCTATGGACCTGGAGCGCCAGGTCACCGTGGACATCGACGCCTGGCTTGCCAGGCAGCACCACGGTGGAGACGACGTCATTCTTCTGGACGACTGGTTTGCCAGGAACCCGTCCAATGCCAATCCAGCCTCATGGAGGTGACCATGCGAATCGGAACCGTATGCAAGTTCTGCGATGCCGAGGTGACCGTGGAAGCCACCAGGGAACAGATTAAGAACATGACGAACCACGATCTGGCCCAAGCTATCGAAGAGGCTGTCAGCAAGCACATAGACGAGCATGTTGAGGGCATCATAGAGACGATGGCGAGTGTACGTGGCTAAGAATATCGAGCAGATCAACCAGTACGTGAGGCAGATCCGGCTTCGGTGCTACTCGCGAGACATGCGCATGAGCAACGTCCGCGCGGCTCGTTCCGGTGAGGTAAGCCACATCATGCCGGGGATGCTCCCCGATATCTGGCCCAAGCCTATCGTGGCGAACCTGATCGACATCGCCGCACGCTTCACAGCAGAGCAGATCGGCGTCGTGCCGACAATCTCCTGCACATCGGGAGTCATGGTCTCGGACCTCCAGAAGCGCTATGCGGAGCGGCGGACTCTGATCGTCCACAAGTACATGGCCGACTCACGCTTCAAGCGACAGCTCGTCGAAGCGTCGGACTGGTATGACACCTACGGCTTCGTTCCCCTTCTCGTCGAGCCGCACATGGGAGACGCCTACACCCCTCCCGGACCCAGACTTCGCTACGAGAACCCCATGGGCGTCTACTACGATCTGGACGCCTACGGCACAACCAGGTGCTACATCAAGGTCTACGAGGAGGACGTTGCGGTCCTCTGTTCGCAGTTCCCGCACCTCGCCAACGGCATCGTGCAGGATGCCTCAGAGCTCACATCCGGTGTTCGCATCGAGATGGTGTTCTACATGGACCCCGACCAGACCGTGATCTACCTCCCACAGCGCAACAACCTGGTCATCTCATCCATCCCGAATCCATTCGGGCGCGTTCCTGTTTTCATTTCCGAGCGGGCCAAATACGACCGCGAGACTCGCGGATCATATGACGACGTCGTATGGATTCACCTGGCCAAGGCCAAGTTCGCCATGATGGGCATGGAAGCGGCCGAAAAGTCGATCAATGCTCCGCTGGCCATCCCGGCGGACGTCCAGAAGATCTCGGTCGGACCGGACGCGGTTATCCGAACCAACAATCCGCAATTCGTCAGGCGCGTTGGCATGGAGATGAGTCCGGCGAGCTTCCAGCTCGGCGAACAGCTCAACGACGAAGCCATGGTGGGTGCTCGCTTCCCCGAAGGGGCCACGGGCAAGTCTCCTGGCTCGGTCGTGACCGGTCGTGGCATGGACTCCCTCATGGGAACCGTGGACACAAAGGTCCGCGTGGCACAGGAAAACATGGGCTCCGCCATTGAGCGTGCCCTGTCTATGTGTCTTGAGATGGACCAGAAGTTCTGGCCGAAGCTCACCCGATTCATTAGAGTTCAGGTGAATGGGGCAACCTTCGAGGAGACCTATACTCCGGCGAAGGACATCAAGTCTGTCTACGAAGTAGACGTCTCCTATGGCATGGCAGCAGGGATGGACCCGAACCGGGCCATCGTTTTCCTGCTCCAGGCTCGCGGAGACAAGCTGATCTCCCGAGACTTCGCACTTCGTCAGCTTCCATTCGACATCAACGTCGATCAGGAGATGGAGCGCGTAGACATCGAAGAGCTGAACGACGCCCTCAAGCAGGGGTTGTTCTCAATGTTGGGTGCGCTGGGCGTCATGGCCCAGCAAGGAGCCGATCCTCAGGATCTGGTCAAGAAGGCAGCCACCGTCATCAAGGAAAGAGAGCGCGGAACGCCTCTCGCCGACGCGGTGATGAAGGCCTTCGCTCCTGCCCCGACTCCTCCGCCGGGCTCTGAGCAGCCCGGTGCGGGCCCAGGGGTTCCTGGGGCGCCGAGTGGACCCATTGCCCCCGGCGCTGCTCCCGGCGGAGGAATGCCTCCAGGTCCTCCTGGCGCCCCTGGCGCCGCAGGAGCCAAGCCCGGCTTGGGCCCTGGAGGCATGAGTGTTATGCAGATGCTGGCCGGACTCACGGGTGGCGGCCAGCCAAACCTAGCAGCCAACGTGACAAGGACGGTACCTGGTGGCTGATATCACGCTCGCCAAGCTCCGCGAGGCCCTGAAGGCCGAAGGGCTCGAGCTGACTGACGCCCAGGAGACGAAGCTCCTGCGCGCCTGGCGAAAGCTGGAAAACCCGGACGGCTGCCCGGTATGTGGCCAACACGTCCTCGTGGGCGTGCCGAAGGGCAAGCGCGGAACCTTCTCTGCCTGCTGCAACACAAAGATAGGGTGAACATGGCTTACAGCGATGGCGGCGGCCGAGACTTCGGGACGCCGGACTTCAGCGACGCGATTCCGCCGGACCCGGTAAACCAGGGCGATGCTGGCCCTGAGGGTATGGGCTCCAATCGCGTCGATGAGCACACTTTCGAAGACGGTGCCTATCCGACCGCTCGGGACCCCATGGAGTCCGGCTGGCAGGAGCTGGTGGATGTGACCGGCCTTCCTGGGTCTGCCGGTCGTCAGGGCGCCGACATTCCGGATGGGGTACGCGGCTACGTGGCAACTCCCATCGGTGGCACCTTCAATCCGGGCCACGGAACTTCCGGTCGGTCCAGCGTCTCCGCTGGCACTTCCGGTCCGACTGAGCGAAGCAACGCTTCCTGAGGAGCAGTCATGGCCAGTATGTATGACGAAGACGAAGACATTCCGGATGCAGTGCTGGCCAAGCTCGTCCCCCGAAAGGCTAACAAGTGGATTTTAGCTGCCATTGCCTCTGAATTCGTCGAAGGGGTCTTCGAGCTCTCTGCGGAGGCGATGCACAGCGTGACTACTATCCTGTATCAGAGGTTCAACTATCATCAGGATAGACAGGAGATGTTCGATACTGTCGGTAGGGATATCGAGAGGATCGACCAACTGATGGGGGCCGAAGGTGCCAGCACCGACTAGGCCTTCCCAGACGAGTGGTCCCGGCGCCTATGCGCGTCGTACTGACGGTGGCCCAGCTCAGAAACTGTCACAGCTCTCCAATGCCAACTACGGCGAGCAAGCGACCTACCAACAGGCCCAGCGTGGTGCGCCCATGGCGCAGACGCCGGGACCATCGCGGGGGCCATCCCCGTCGCAATACCCATCAAGCCCCGGCGCCAATGCCGTAGTGCCCTTCTCCGCGCCCACACAGCGCCCCTGGGAGCCCGTAACGAGTGGCGCCGCATCAGGACCAGGCCCCGGTCCAGAAAGCCTCGGAATAAGCCCCCAGCAGGTTGGGCAGGCGGACGTCAGCAAGATCTCACAGTACATTCCGGTGCTCGAGTTCGTTGCCAATCTTCCGGGGGCATCCCCGGGCGCCAGGCTCTATGTCAACTATCTGAAGGCGAACCAAAGTGCCAGCGCCTCCCAATCACCTAGCCCAATTGCTGGGCAACCTGCTCTACAAGGTGCAGTCGGAGCCCAGCCTACGGTCGCTGGGCAAGGGACTGGGCCTAACGTTCGACCTGGCGCGTAATGCTCCGGTCGGCCTGACGGCCAACATCCCCCACTATCAGCAGGAAGAGACCAGGTAGCCATCGTGCCATGGGACACTAACTTCGGGTGGAACCCGTTCACCGACATCACGTCCCTAACTCACGATGTTCAGCAGGTCGCAAGCGACACCGTGGGAAAGATCCCCGGCTTCAATCGCACGATGTCCTTCCTGAACGCTCCGTACACAGCACTAATCTCCAGGCCGCTATCGACCATCGTGGGCTTCGTAGACGAGGAAGACTACAAGCAGCAGACGGGCCAATCTGCACCGTGGACAGACTTGTTCTCGGGCAGCAACTGGAAACAGGCCTGGGACAACTCGGCGACCATGTCCCCAGGACAGGGCGTCGTTATCGGCCTGAACTCCATCATTGAAGGATCTGGCAACTCCATGAACCAGCTGGCGACTCAGACGCCAGCACAGGATCTTGCCGTAGCCAAATCCCACCTGATCGACCCGTACAACCAGCAGCAGCGCGAGCAGTTCTTCGGAAACAACTCCTTCGCCAATGTTGCTTCCGGTGGCATTGACATGCTATTCCGAACCTTAGACCCAGTTGCCGCTCTCCAGAAGATTGGCACTGCCAAGATCCTAAACACCCTGCGCCAGCCTATCCGTGGGGACATCACCCCGCAGGCTATCCTTGCCAGGCCCTCGACTCAGGAGTTCCTGGACAGCATTCCAGGCAAGAGCTTCACGCAACTCTCGCAGGACCCGAGGTTTCGTTCATCTCCGACCGGATACAAAGCAGCGGCGCTACTGACCAGCGCCAAGGACGCAGCTTCAATTCGGAACATCTACTCCATTGCCCTTGGTGATACGGGCGCATTGGCGAGCCTGATTCGCGATAGGGATACTATCGCCCAAAAGGTCGATCAATTAGATCAGATGAATCCGTATGGGCCGCTACTGCCTCAGGCCTTGGCCCTCAGCCGTGCCTCCGCCATCCTTGCCCCACTTGACACCGATCTCAAGTCTGCTCTTGCCGACCTCGATCCCGCCGATCTGGTCAACGCACAGGCCAAAGATGCGATTCAAGTTGCGCAGCACGCCAGGCAGCTCCTGATGAGCAAGCTCAATGAGCTGAACAATGCCAAGGAAGTCGCCGGGCAGATGACGCAGCGCACCCGGGTGGGACGAGTGGCCCAGACCGCCGGAGCCATCCGGGCGCAGCTGTCAATCGCCAACGGTCGGGCTGGCAATCCGTTCAATCGGTCCGTCTTCGCCCCGAAGACGATGATGACCTCCATCCAGGATCATGTCGCAGATCCAATAGTGAGGATCTATCAATCCCTGTCGGACCAATCTCCGACGAAGGCTGTTGATTTCAGCCGTGACGACTCCGTTGTCACGGTCAGGTCGATGCTGAACACGTTCTCCGCTCTTGATCCTGACATCAAGGACTCCATGCTGGCACGCTATGCGCGTGCTGACAGGGGGGCGCGGCAGCTCGCCTTCTTCAACATAGAGCGACAGGCCCTTCGGGCAACCGCTGAGAAGTGGGGACTTTCCCCGGCCCAGGCGGAGGCCATCTACAAAGAATACGTGAATCGCAGGGGTGTTGGGCTTCAAGCTGTCCAGAACCATGCCTATGGAACACTTGACAGCCAAGCGCTGGGAAGCGCCCTGGGCGCCGTTGCCCCCTTCGATAACGCCAGCCAGGTGGTCGTGGAGCCGAGGCTTCTTGGCCAGCTTTCAAGAGGAGCCGTTCCGGCCTTCGACGGCCGAGACCTAGATCTGGCACTGCAAAGAGCATCGGAAACGGGGCTAATTGCAGCAGCTCATTCACTCGGCCACTCCGGTGCGTCCTTCCTGGTGGAGAACCTGGACAAGGTCTATGACCTGTGGAAGGGCTTGACCCTCATCACGGGTCACCGAGCCTACAATCACGTCGGAGACGACGCACTGCGCAGCATGGTCAAGCTTGGAGCACTGTCCACCGTAGAGAACATCCGTGGTGGTGCTGCTAACTTCCTGCGCAACCGATTTGCCCAGTACACCAAGGCGATGCAGGTTCGCAATGTTCAGGCGAAGTTCGATGTCCAGGTCAACCAGCTTCAGTCCACCCTTGAATCCTTGATTGCTCGTCGCGGAGCTCAGCAGGATCTGGTGAAACGGGGTGTAACGATTGCTCCGGAAAACCTCGTGTCTATGGACGACATCTCAAAGGCGAAAAAGGCCCTGGGCGACCTGAAGAGACAAGGACCACAGTTCATCCAGGTCAAGCATCGCCTAGGACAGGGAACCTTCCGTGTTCCTGGAACCCAGATGACACTCCCTGACCTCTTCGGAGGTCCAGATGCAGACTACATGAGGCAGCTGTTCGGTGGAGATCACACCTTCCAGGAGCTGTTCCAGACGGAGGCAGAGGGTCACTACAACAGCCTGAATGTGCTCGCCGATCACGACAACATCGGCCCGATGGACTCAAACGGAATCCCGCAGCCGAAGGTTCACGCTAACGCAATCCTGCGCTATGTCAAGAATCAGCTTGCTCCTGACCCGGCGGCTAATCGGATGCTCGCCGGTATGAGCGAGGACGAAGTCCGTCAATGGATGCTCAATACGGCCGATGGCCGAACACTGATGAAGCAGCTTCACATCGGCAACCCGGCAGATCATCTAGAGTTCATTGCGGATCAGATCGGGCGCTACTTGCCTTCGGACGAGTCCAAGGCGGCTGCTCTGGCTGGAAAGTACTCCATGAAGAATCTGGAACAGGACTTTCCGGCTCCTAGCACCAGGCCTGCCGTGTCCGGAAACATGGCCCTGTACAACCATCTGGGATCTCCCAGCAAGGGCTACATCAGGTCCATCACGAACAAGCTCATACGCCTTACCGGGTCGCTTCCTGATGACATCCTCGTGCGGCACCCCTTGGCCACCAGGCTCTACAAGGCCAACATGACCGATGCAGTCCATAGGATCATAGCCCAAGAGGGCAAGGATCACCTGCTGACCTCAGATGAGTTGAACACGGTCAGGCGTGCATCGATCGACCAGACGCGCAAGACTATGCAGGATCTGCTGTATGACAGCTCCAGATTCACATCTGCTGGAAAGACTCTGCGGTTCGTGATCCCGTTCTTCAACGCCTGGCACAACGCCTTGTCGAGCTGGTCGCACCTGATCGCCCAGAATCCTCAGCTGATTCTGCGTGGCTGGCAGGCCAAGCAGGCCCTGTGGGGAAGTCCGGCCGCGGTGGACATCAACACCGGCAAGCCTCCAACCAGTGCCACCGGACTGGACGATCTGGCTCTGGTTATGCACCTTCCTGGGGCTGTTGCAAAGATGCTGGGTATGTCTGATGACAACTACATCCCGATCGCAGCAAGCACGCTGATCAGCCCAACATACACGGACTCGATCGGAAACCCTGGGTTCGGTCCTCTCGTAACAGTTCCAGTGAACCACATGGTCAAAGAAGATCCGGGCCTTCTGTCCAATCCGTTCGTCACCTCGATCCTTGGCGGACGAATCACATCGAACGACCTGGCCAGTATGATTCCGTCATCCGTGACGCAGGTGGCTGATATCGGCGGTCTTGCTGGCATCACCGGCTCCCCGGACAATGTGGCAAGCCGGTCATCGCTCATGTGGACAATCTATCAGGAGCAGTACTACGACTACCTGAACGGCAAGAGGTCAACACCTCCCAACTGGAATGACATAGGTTCTCAGGCAAGCTGGCTGGCAGCCTTCGACGGTATCGTTAACCGCATTCTCCCGCTGGGGTTCAAGCCGGAAGGTAATCACCAGTACCTGATCGATGAGTACCATCAGATGGAGTCTGTGGACCCACAGAATGCCCAGCAGGATTTCTACGACAAGTACGGCAATGCCGGATTTGTCTTCACCCAGTCGCTCTCGTCCGATCCCTCTGGAATCTCCAGCACAGTTGGATCTGCCCAGGCCTACAAGCGCTATCTTCCGATGATTCAGCAGTTCCCTGAATTGGCATCTGTCATCATCGGCCCTGACGGGAATGGTTCCTACAACGACCTCGCCTATCAGTGGGAAGTGGCCAACGGCCTGCGAACCTACCTGACCCCGCAGGAAGCGGCCACAAAGGAACAGGTGAATCTGGGATGGCAGAAGTACGACCAGATCGCATCTGTCATCAATAGCCAGCTCGCCGAGCGAGGGTTAGTCTCTGTCAACCAGTCCGGAGCAAGCGACCTGAAGACCCTGAAGACGGCGTTCGTGAATGCCACGTCAGATCCTTCGAGCTCGTTCTACAACCCTGACTGGTACTCGGCCTATGGCGGCTTCAACCAGAACTCGTATGACGAGCGAATCTCTGATCTGGAACAGATCGCACAGGACCCGACACTCCTGGCCAATCCAGCCAGATCTGACATCCAGTCCCTGAACGCCTACTTCCAGCTCAGGGATATAGCTAGGGCATGGCTCCAGGCAAGGCCCTCGCAGGATCTGAAGGCCGTAGCAAACGAAGACATCGCCAACTGGTTGGACTACTACGTAGGAGTTCTCCAGCAATCTGATACGAAGTTCGCGACAATTTACGAGACATACCTGAAGAACGACGATCTGAAGCTTGCGTAAGGAGGATCAGTGAGTAGCAGCACAGACACCAGCACCACTGATCCAAACGGGAACGGCACCACCCTAACCGACCAGCAGATACAAGATCTGCTTGACTCGGCGAGCGCAGGATCGGTTCCCTCTGTGCCCGGCTACGGCTCGCTAACGTCCGCCAATGTACTCGGCGCGGTCGGCGGCCCGCAGATAAGCATCGCCGGAAACACACTTACCCTGTCGGCAGGAATAACCGCAACGGACACCCTGCCGACAGGTCCGGCAACGACTGCGTCTCCCCGGCGATCCGGAGATACCAGCGCTTCTCCAGCGCCAACGGAAACTCTTCAGGCTGCCCTGACGAACTTCTACAACCAGCTCAACAGCGACACCACCTTCAAGGACCAGTTCGCCCAGGAGGCCAAGCAGGCTGGACTCATCAGTTCAGCCACAGCCTCCAAGGGAGAGCTTCTGATCGCCTTCCAGGCGGTCGCAGAGCAGGCAGTCACGTCCAACCAGACGTGGCAGTCGGTCCTTACGGCTGCTGCAACCGGCGGCTGGACTTCTATCAATCCGAACCGGAACGTGACGGACTATGGCCTGTCCGGCACCGGAAACCTGGGAAACGCACCTGATCCTTCGACGTCCACTACGGAGACCGACTACGTCTCGTACATGGACCCCGCTACGGCCCAGGGCGCACTGGCGGACGCCTACTACCGACTGCTTGGTCGCGAGCCCACCAGTCAGGAGTATCAGGCATTCCTCACGAGCCTGTACTCCTATCAGAACAACGTAAACTCTGGAACCTACGAGAGCACGCAGTCTGGCAAGACGGGTGATACGCAGACGGGGACCAATACCGTCACCCAGAAGAACGAGATCACCCAGAGGGGTATAGGCACTCGAGGTGCCGAGTTCCTGGCCTCGCAGCAGGCCATGAACAACGCTTCGTACGGTCCATACCAGGCTGCGACGACCTACTTCAATGCGTTCATGAAGGCATTGACTGGGCCAGCAGCAGGCATGACCGGTTCCGGTCCTGACGTCACAGCCCCGTAGGAGGACATAATGGCCATCTCTGCCAACAGTCCTCAGTTTCAGGCCTTTTTGATGGCCGAGATGGATCAGGAGTCCGGCGGCAACCCCAACGCCATCTCACCTACTGGCGCACTGGGCCTATTCCAGATCATGCCAGGAAATCTCCCTGCCTGGTCTCAGCAGGTTCTCGGGTATCAGCTCTCTCCGCAAGAATTTCTCGGCAACCCCCAGTTGCAGAAGATGATAGCTTCTGCAATTCTCCTTCAGTATGTCAATGCTTATGGATACCAGGGAGCCGCAGCGGCATGGTATGCCGGTCCCGGAGAAGCCAAGAACTGGAACTCAACGACCCCCGATTCCGGGGGCGCCGGGTCGATCGCTGGCTATGTAAATTCCGTCATGGGCCGCATGGCCAAACTCGGGCAGCCCGTCACGTCTGGATCGGCTGGGAACAGCGGATCTATCGATTCAGCCCTTGGCCTAACCTCTGCCTTCGGGGCGAGCAGCTTTGCCAAGATTCCGTCCATGCAGCCTACTTTCGACTGGTTCGCTGGTGTTGGTGGTGGAATGCTAGGCGGAAGCGTCAGCCAGGGAAACGAGTCGATCGGCCTGATTCAGGCCTTCATCGGTACCAACCCCGAGCTCCAGCAGCTCTATACGGAAGCCGTGGCGAACAACTGGAATCAGGATCAGTTCACAGCGGCCCTCCAGGAGACCAACTGGTGGCAGGAGAACTCCCAGCAGGCAAGACAAGCCCTGACACTCAAGACCACCGATCCCACGACCTACAACAATCAGGTCACATCGACGGCGGCTGAGGTCCAGAAAGAAGCCTCGAGTTTGGGCGTACCCTTGACGAGTCAGGCTTTGCAAAACCTGGCACAAACTGTCGTGGTGTTCGGTTATGACCAGTCTCAGATTCAGCAGCTACTGGCTACCTATCTGCAAAGCCTACAGGGCGGTCAGTACGGCGGATACGCAGGCCAGGTTCAGCTGGCCCTGAAGGAGTATTCGGCCGACATGGGGATTCCCATTTCGAATCAGTACGTGCAGAATGCTGTATCTCAGGTGGTCTCCGGCGCTAGCTCTTTGAACGCCTATACGGCCTATCTCCAGCAGCAGGCACAGATGGCTTTCCCGGCCTATGCCGACCAGATCAATGAGGGTGTCACGGTGGGGTCTATCGCACAACCCTATGCAGTTACTCTCAGCCAGATTCTGGAGCAAGACCCGGACAACATCTCTCTGTCCGATCCTCTTTTGCGAAACGCCCTCACTGCGGTAGACCAGTCAGGCACTCCGACTATCACGTCCCTGACGGACTATGAGAACCAGCTTCGCCAGAACCCCCTGTGGAAGTCAACCAATAATGCTCGCGAGAGCATGATGGATGTGGCCAACAATGTTCTCAGCAACATGGGTTTGATGGCCCCCACTCTAGGCAACGCTCCAGCGACAAGCCTTCCGTCGCAGACGTCGCTTAGTCCGCAGGCCATGCTTCAGGCTACTGGCCTTGGAACCTCCACTCAGTTCCCCACTTTGCAGAATGCCAACGAACTGAACGTTCCTTCGGCCCCTTCTGGAACCGAAGGAGGACCGGCGGCGAATCTTGCCCCGGACACTTCTTACACCGACATTGGCACCCCGCAGACATAGGAGTTTTTCATGGCCGAGTCTCGACAGGAGATCATTGGCGGAAGCTCTGCGGACACTCCGGGCGAAGACAATTCCATTGTCTACTATGGTCCTGGAGGCCAGCAACTAAACTCCTTCTGGCAGCCTCTGTACAATCCTGCAACTCCTCAGACTCCCCTCACGCTCCCAAAGCCACCGCCTGGCTGGCAGCCATCTAATGCGCTTCCCCCGCAATCAAGCGTTACTCCAGGAGCTGGAACTTCCAACACCAACTCGTCTCCGAACGGAAGCAATGCGTCCACGCTGAACGGAATGAGTCCGTATACGTGGGCAGTAGCGCTCCTTCAGGGCATCGGAGCTCCTACGAGTGCGACGAACATAGAAGTCGTCATGTCTTGGGAACTTGCCGAAGGTGGGAACTGGAACAACGCGGCCACGGCGAATCCACTCAATACCACAGAGCCGGGTTACGGGGGCATTGCCATAGCTGGTAACTCTGCTGGCGTCATGGCCTATCCAACGTGGCAGAGCGGCTTGCAGGCTACCGAGGCTGTGCTTCTCGACGGAAGCTATGACAACATCGTTTCCCTCCTGAAGGAGGGAAACGCAAACCCTGGCACCATTGCCAGCGCCATCGAAAGCAGTCCCTGGGGGACGCAAGCGGTAGATCCAATGGCGGCTGGAGTCCAGGCACCCTGGACTGGCGGAACGATAGTGGCTCCGAACGCCACGATCGGAAGCGGCAGTAACCTCAATAACGGCCTCCAGCAGGCCGCTACGCCCTCTCTGAGCCTGGATGCCCTCAGGAGCCAAGACCCCCTCGTTGCGGCCCTTGTGATGGCTGTTCCGGAGCTTACGCAGATCTTCCAGGAGGCTGTCGCCCAGACATGGTCTACGGACCAGTTCACCTCTGCCATCCAGAACAGCAACTGGTGGAAGACCCACTCGGCGACTGCCCGACAGCTCATCGCCGAACAGTATGCCGACCCTGCCACCTGGCAGATGACGGTCAGCAATTTGGAAGCTACGCTTGTCAATTTCGCCGCCCAATTAGGAGCTCAACCCACTGCCCAGCAGATCAACCAGCTGGCTGTCAACGCACTCATGGGCGGATACGACCAGAACCAGGCATACCTTCGTCAGCAGTTCGAACAGTACATTCAGCCCGTAGCTGGTAATCACTTTGCCGGGGAGGCTGGGACTGATGAGCAGCAGCTGAGGCAGAACATGCTAGACCTGGGAGTCTTCCTTCCGGAGAACGTCTTGGCGAAGGACGTAGCCCAGATCGTCGGAGGACAATCGGATGTGAACTCGGTCAGTGCCCAGCTCCGGGCTCAGGCCCAGGCTCGCTACCCTGCGTACTCGCAGCTTCTGAACGAAGGCGTGAACACGTCGGACATCGCAGATCCCTACATACAGCAGGCGCAGAGCCTTCTGGAGCAGGGACCGGGAGCAATAAACATCCAGAGTCCTCTGATTCAGAATGTCCTGACTGCTCCGAATCCAGTGTCTCTCACGGACTTCGAGAACACCGTGCGCCAACAGCCTCAGTGGCTCGCAACGAACAATGCCCAGACGTCCATCATGCAGACAGCACATCAGGTGCTGACTGACTTCGGCTTCATGACCTGAGGGGTGTAAGTGGCAACTCAGACTACACCTTCTCAGGTCGCCATCGGCATAGGTCCGGTTGACTTTCCGCCCGGATCTACGTTTGGCTCGCAGACGCCTACCAACAATTATGGCGGTCCTGGAAGCACCAACAGCGCCCCAACGGTTTCCCTGTTCGACCAATTGCAGCAGGAGCTGCAAGGTACTCCCCAGGCCGAACGAGACGCCTACGCGGCGCTGCTGACTCTCTTCCAGTCGTACGGTCTGGGAGACCTGGCTCCGGTGATCCTGAACTTTCTCCAGCAGGGATATGGTTCAGACACCATCACCTCGCTTCTTCAGCTGACACCGGAATACCAAGCCAGGTTCTCGGGAAACCAGATCCGCCAGGCCAACGGCCTTCAAGTCCTCAGCCCAGCCGACTATCTCTCGGCCGAGGCAAGCTATCGCCAGATTCTTCAGGCCGGTGGCCTCGACCCCAGCTTCATGACTCAGCAGCAGTATGCTGATTGGATCGGCAAGGACATCTCGCCTACCGAGATCCAAGACCGGGTTAACATGGCCGTCACGGCCACCATCAACGCTCCGCCTCAGCTGACGCAGGCGTTCAGCATGATGGGAATCAGCGTGGGTGACATCGCTTCGATGTTCCTGAACGACAACACGCCGCCTCCGCTGTTGCAGACGAAGCTGAACCAGGCTCAGATCATCGAAGCCGGGCTCCAGTCCGGCGTGGCAGCTCCGAGCATTTCCAATGCTCAGCAGTTCGCCCAGATGGGCGTCACCTACAACCAGGCCCTGGCAGGTTATCAGCAGGTTGCAGCAGTGCTTCCCATTGCCAACCAGCTGTCTCAGATCTACTCCTCGCAGCAGCCCTATGGGCAACAGCAGGCCGAGGAGCAGTACCTCGGCTCAAGCGGCACCGCTGCCTATGTGCAGCAGCAGCTCGGAGACCAGGAGACGGCCGCCTTCGGCGGCAAGAACGCAGTCGGTTCGAAGTCCTTCGCGCCTCAGGCCGCAGGCACTTCGTTCTAACCCTACAGCGATCGTGACACTCAGATGCCACTTTCGCTGCAACGCGGGGTAGAGGAGTTCGGTTCCTTGCTGGGCTCATAACCCAGAGACGCCGGTTCGAATCCGGTCCCCGCTACTCCACCAGGATCGGGCAGCATCCAGGGTGCGTATAGCCAGTCTGCCAATCAACCAGGTATCCAGTCGCCCCCCTGTGCGACTGTGGCCTTTGAAATCAGGAGGATGCTCAGTCATGAGCGAACCGCAGTACGACGCCCAAGGCAACCCGATCGTGGATGACACGAACGGGATCAAGGCCCTTCGCAAGGCAATGAAGGAAAA